GCTAACTATAATGAAAATTCGCGTGAAATTGCCGCAGGGAACGACGCGGCGGAGGGGCAGGAACGTCTGTCCTGGGGGAGGGGTCAAGTCGCATTGCCAGAAGGGTATCATACGACGAGGAGAGACCCAGTTGAGGCCATCGAAAGAGGTGATTTCGCAGCGTTTGTCAACAGAGTTGAATCAGCGAAGGGTGATTCAGGTGATGGCTCAGTGGTAGAAGACCAATGGGATGATGTTGATAGTGACGACGACCCCAATAATAATAATAATCGTGTTAAGGGAGTTTTTGATCATGAATATCTCGACCGAGATGTGGAATGTAGAACCGATTTCCGAGGAATTGAGCCGGGATTGGAATGGCGTGCTGATGAACAGTATAAAAGTTTATTGTATTGGAACATGCCGATCAGAATACTAACTACACAAATTGCCAATGGTACAGCTAGAATTTTAGCGCTCGTGCTGTTGGCTGCATGGCGTGATGTACCACACCCAAATCAATTGTTTTCTTTCACAACTGAAAGATACAGCGACTTCGCGAAAGTGACGAAGAAGTGGGTGGTAAATGAGATCCAAGTGACTCCAGAAGATGGTGAAGAACATCTCTGTGTGAGTCGCTATAGACTGGATTGGGCTGACGGTAACCGTGTGTCGAACAATAGATGCTGGGACTGGCATTTCGAAATTAGCACCTATCTAATTCTTGATAAAAAGAAGGGTTGGAGGTGGTATCTTCAATTGAATATTTCTGATGATAGACGATATGTCAGGACAATTGAATCTGTACAACAAGACTTCACAAGGTACTTCGCGGATGAATGGCAACAACAGTTGGCAAATTTGACGAAGAAAGCAACGGGTGCTAAATTAATGATATACTCGTACTTTGATGAAGGAGATATGGAAATCGAAATGGTCGATCATATTGATAGGCGGAGATTTACCCAAGGGAGACCGTTGAACCCCTATGGAACTCTGATGGCCGTCATGATCGCTTTCTGGTTAAAATGGGATTTACATAAGATCTATTATGATATAATAAGTGATCGCCACAATTACAATGTGGTTAAAGATGTTTTCCATATGTATGCCAAGCATCAAGATAATTTGAGATTGGAGGTGGATGAACGACGCTTCAGACAGGAGTGGGAAGTGTGCATTACGCGAAAGGATAAGAAAGCGGAGGCACACAATAGGAGTTTATTGAAAATGAATTACGACCTACTTGATTATTTGGAGTATGATGAGCATTGGGAGGACCTACGCGACGCAATGCGTGGGGAAGAACGCAGAAAAGATCTGTTGTCTTATAAGATGGGACAAATGCAGCTTGAGATGAATAATCAATTGTTGTATGAGCAGAGGCGTGACCCGATGTGGATGAAACGCCACCTCTTTAAGAAACCAAAACTATGCGTGCAATTTGCTGAGAACGAAGCAGATGCTGCAGAATGGGACCGGACCAGAGAGTTCGAAAAGCGAGAGAAAATAATCAAAGCTCAACTTGATGAGATTGAAAAATCTAGACTCGAAGCCGAGGAAAGGGAATTTATGAATATTCTACTTGGTGAGCCCGTGGAAGCAGCTGACGCCGTTGCAAATGATATCGCTGAATATGCCGTTGCGGAATTGATAAAATGTCATCCCAAACTGGAAGAACAGATAAGGGAATTCTCTGTTGAACAGGAAAAGTCGCGCTCAACAGCGCGTTGGGAGCTGATAAGGCTCGTGATAATATGGGCTATAGCATTGATGTTGATCGGGTCGAGTGCTCTTGTGAATGGACAGAGCATTAACACAACAAGTGATGGTGAACCGAGACATCCTTTTGACATACCGCTTTATGAAGGTGGCCCAACGATGAGAGAATGTAGTTTTGATGAGTATAAGTTTTGTCCGACATCACCATTGATGTTGGCTGCAATTGAGTGTGATTGCTCTTGCGGCTTGTATTCATGTAACGTTACATGGTTTGCATTCTCAATGTGGACAAGAGGTGCCAACGTGATCTGCAGTTATGAAAGTATAACTGATATTGATGTGCTTTATGAACAATGTGTGAGCCTTAAGAGATCGTTTATGTTGGTAGTCGCTCTGGTTGGAGTTTTTGCATGTTTTCTAATGATGTATGCCGGAACAAAAATATTGACCTTCATACTAAAATGGGGAGAGTTAATATTGTTTGGTACTATGAGTTACGCAGTCACTATGGCCAGAAACTATGGTGATGAGATTTCCGAGCGTGAATATTATGCAATTGTTATGTCCACTTATTATCTGCGAGTGTGGGTTGAATACATATTTAAAATTGTGTTCTCCGTGGCATATTTCAATTTAATTTGCTACGTTGAGTTTCTACCACCATACACAGATAAGAAATCAAAAAGCCGGGAGTTGTCTAAATTCATGAGAATGTCTTATGAAGAATGGACTATTAGGATAATTAGTGTTTTCGCAGCTTGGTATGTTTTCCTTTACGTTTTGGAAAAATATTTTAGAGCGGCGGATATAAATGTCGAAAATTTCCTATCATCTCGGTATAGGTTAGCAAAGTCTTCTAATGTTGTGTTGAAAAGTGTAGACAACAAAGAAGCAGTCATTACCGATTCAAAACCAACTTTGACCGCAATGAAACGTAGCGGCCAGATTGCACTTTACATAAATGTGAATGGGCAATTGATATTGTTGGGAGGGATTGGTGCGTACCAATTTAAAACTGAAAAGGACGTTGTGGTTAAGGGATTATATATACTAAACCACGTCCTGAATTATGCGAGTGAAGAAGTAGAAATAATAATGGCAACAGTGCATAATGGTGTGATAAAACACCGTAAGATGGAATTCGAATCCGTGGTGGAGCTACGAGAGAATTCATGGTACGTCGCGGTCGATGGCCAGGCACATGATCTAACTCTGATAAAGTCTGAAAATATACCAAAGTTTTGGGCGTTAATAACATGTCAGATGGGTGTAATACCCGATTCTGTGTGTTTTAGCAGGGATTTTGAAGATTCCATGGCTACTATCAGATTCTTTGAAGAGAATGATGGGTGGAAATGCTATGAGAATATTGGGAGGGTTGTTGGAGGCATGGATAGAAACATGCTAATAAAACACTATATAAATACACCTAACGGAGGTGGTTTTAGTGGTAAAGCACTCTACTCAACAAATGATAGAATCTTTGCAGTGCATATGGGTTACTTCAATGCGGATGATGAAAAATATAATTATGCGGTAGCGCTCATGCCGTTTATTAATCTGATATATTTGGAGCAATATGACACAAGTGTCATTGATCAATTTGAAGCAAATAAGGATGGTGTTGAGTATAAGTGGGTGAAAGGAAAATTGGTTCGGGTTTCGAAAGTGAACTTGAACGATAATGTACCCGATACGATGATTACTGATTCACAGAAATATTATAAAGATGATTCAGAAATTAAGGAATACACCAAGCCTGAAGATATGCATTTGAATTACAGTAAAAAAATGCAATCTGAAGTTCAAAAAGCTCAAATTACGGATAATGCGACAATTAGGATCTATGGTAAGGATAAAGTTATCACAGCGAATGTAACTGATTCTGATACCACAAAGAAGTATGTCGTCACTGAGGAAGAAGATGGGTCTCTTAACCAAAAAGGGAAATCCCATGACTCAGTGCAGAAACATGAACAGTATGAGAAGGCAGTATCTGGAAAGAATTTCGCCCAGCTTGTTGCAAGAAAAGAAGTGTGGGATGATTATATGAAAACACCAGTGATGCCCGATTTTGCGCCTGATGTGGCATGGTTACTCAGTCATCAAAAAGAGGCTGGTTTAGAGGAAGGGCTCAACAATGTCGAGGACATTGGTAACTACTATGTCACAAGGCCAGCATTGTGGATGAACATTTTGAATAAGTGGAACAAATCGGAGTGGCAAAAGAAACTGGACAAAAATCCAGGCGGAAAACACCCGTATGTCCCATTCCGATTGACAAATTGGAATGATTATACTAATGATATCCGCAAAGCCAACGCTAAACAAACAAGACAAATAAACTACGTTAATCACTTAAAACAGAGGGCTGCCCAAATAAAGTTGGAAGCTTTCGACATGCATAAGAAGAAGTTTGAATATGAGTATGATACTTATGATAAACCACAATTGTGGTCCGGTCGTGTTAATGTCGTCAAGAAAATAATAAATGAAATCTTGAGTGACAAAAATCTGAAGACAGGAGATGTCTGGGAGATTGCGGCCGCTTCGAAAGCAGTCGGTGTCTGTGTTGGGAAGTTCAATGACAGATATCTGTTATCCAAAAAGTGCATGAGTGATGAAAATCAAACGGAGTATAATGAATTTACAAAGCTAAATGAGGAAGTCAGCAAGATGTTGGATTTCAACAAGACTGAAGGTTGGACCAAATTTAAGGAACGAGTTGATGAAATGCGTCAACAGACTCTTGTTGATTATTTAGCTGGTAATATAACTCTCGTTGAAGCCAACGACAAGACTAAAGGAGTTGCGCCCAATATTCCAAAAATGCCTCCGACGGGGCTGGTAAAGCCACCAGTTACGACTGAGGAGGCTAATGGTGTAGCTAAGAATGCGCAACACAAGAACTTTATCGATTATGATGACATGAAAAAGTTGTCGGAGTATATATCTAATATGATGAAGCGTTATGTTGACAAACCACGAGAGCTGCAAGAAGCAATACAAGCTTTATATTATGCGCATGGTAAGTCCAAAACAATCCACAAAAAAGAGTTCCAACAAGAATTACAAAAGTTGTTGAACGACAGCCCAAAATGTGGGATATGTGGTAATGAAAAACACAAGGGAGGGGAGGCTGAATGCCGGACCAAATGTACGCATAAGAGATGCAAGGATTCACCAATACATCATTGGCAGAACTGTACTCGAATATGTGATAGACCTTGGTGTAATGGAGAACCGTCGCATCCTTATGTCAAATGCGAGAAAAAGAAGCAGCAGGCAAACGAGGGGTCGTCTGGGAAACCAATCGCTCAGTCGACGAACAAACAGGATGGAGTGAAGTCCCAAGCTTGTGGACATCAGAAGTTGGAGAAAGAAGTCAAAATAGGCAATTCAACTATCAGGGTGCTGTATTGCACTACCTGCGATGCCACTCACATTCCGAAGAAAAAGATTCAAAAATCAAAAGAATCTTCGAACGTGGAAAAGAAGCTAAACTAGAATTTTATCGCCGAGCAAGGCTAAACAGCTTTGCACCTGAAGGTTACAAAACAGTAAATAGGTCTGTTGTTGTTGCCCAGGTGGCGAAGTGTTTCCACGATGAAGTTGTGGAACCAACTAGAATGCGGGAGAACGTCACTAATGATTACTTAAAAATAAAATATCCTAATTATGTGCTAAGATCGATGCCTTGGAGGGGCACGTTCTTTGAGAAGTTGTACTACATGAATGGTGTTGAGAAAATAAGTCGAAATGTGAGCCAACAGGACTACATAACGCCTACATCAATAATAAAATATAATGATAGAGCAACATTCCAAACAAATACACACTACAGCTTTGATTATGAGGTCTTGTTTAATGAATTTAAAGACAAGATATATGTGGTGGGGGTCTTGAATAAGAAAGCCAGTCCTGGTTTTCCGTGGATCTTATCGTATGCAAACAAAGGAAATTTCGTCAAAGCCGCAGAAAATTTGTGGCCAATTGTTTTTTTTACATATGTTTGTATTTGGTTTTGGGCACAACATGGAGAAATTGACGTAGATGCTCTGGAAATGCTGCAAAACGGCATAACTGGGGTTTTTACCGTCTTTATAAAAGAAGAGCCAAATAAATTGGCAAAATTGCAAGAGGACATGGGTAGAACAATAAAACCCGAGGACATAGTGTATTGCATCATACGGTGGTTATTAATGCGTGACTACTTAAGTGACCAGTATGCCGATTGGAAGAATAGCTGTTCAATAGCTGGAATGCCAGTTACAGCTGATTCAATGGTTGAGTTGATAGATTTCATTAAAAGTGAGTGGGACGGTCAACCAATGTGTTCAGATGATTCTAAGAACTGGGAAGAAACAGTTACTGAAAATGATGTCCTTAAATATGTGTTGCAAGTCGCGCATAAGTTGAAACGTATAGATGATGCGACGTTGCAAGGACTGTATACTACGCAACAGGTCAAAGATTGGTTGAAGGGTGCTGATACACTTGTCAAAATGTTGTATTTCGTTGAAATGCATTCAATTGATTATTTTGCGTATTTTAAAGACGGAGATATTGTGTATACCAACTATGTGGGGCGCACGTCGAGTGGAAAGTTAACCACCAACGACTCAAATAAAGTAATGAGAGCCACTACACAAATTACCATAATGGAAAAGTTGGGATATGTCGTTTATAAGCATTTAAATATGGGGGATGACATGATACACAATTGTGATGATAAACGTTACGTTGAATATGGCACAAGAATGGGAAAACATTTTAAAGATGTGCGACAAGCTGATGAAGAAGGGTTCATTGATTTTGTGTCCCAGCGTTTGTATATAAAGGAGAGAAAGTGTGAATTTGCTGGTCTAGAAAAGATGATCATAGCATTTATGAATTCCGAGCAATCAATAGATATGTGGAGGAGTTTGTATGAACACGTAGGACGAGATGTCTTGTCTTTCCCTGGAGTTCCACAACAGATTGTGGAGTACGCCAATATCAAACGATTATGACTAATTGTCATTGTGCACATGCGGAAAAACACTTCGTTTAAATCGATGGACGGAGTAAAAACTGTATATATAATTTTTACTAACCGAAATGCAATGTCTATGTCAAAGTCTGAGTATTTCAAAAATATCAATCTGCCTAGTGGCCTGTCTAAGCAAGATGAAGAATTCATTTATACGGCTATGGGAGTTCCTGACAAGGGGCTCTTCAGCTATACAGGTATCCCCGATCGAGAGGACGGATTGTCGAATGTCCGAGCCTCAAGTGTTGAACTTGATCTTGATCTCACAAACGCAAATGGCGGAAGTGGGGCAGATCTAGAAATCATAATGTGGCCATGGGAACGCCAAGAAGTGATGGTCACGGCGAATTTTAACCAAGAGTATACAGTTGCTCAGGGAGAGAATTCAGTCAACACAGGAGGGATTGGAGTTTATGTGCAAGCACCAAACACCACACAATTTCCCCCACAAGGCACAGCCTACACAACATGTCTGAATACTGACACGAATGGTGTCAAAGGGCAAACATTGAATATGCCTGACGCCATTTATGCAAATGAAAGGGGACGTGTTGTCGGAAGTTGGGTGGATGTGTTCTACACAGGAGCACCGCAGTATGCAACTGGTAGTGCGCTGGCATGGGAATATGACCAAGCGTACCAAGACCAATTGTACATAGCTGGCGATGCTTGGGAATCTGTTACATTAGCAAATAATACTTACAGTGGAACAGTGCAAACATCAAGAGTGTGCAAACGAATTCCACAACCAATAGGGTCAGTGAAATTGGCTCGTGCGCTACAAAATACAGTTGACTTAAATGTCACTGGTGGCGCTTTCATGGCAGGACATCATTACCATGATGACAACGAGGCACAGTATCCTTCTGCCCAAAACAAAGTAATCGACCCAGCATCTCTGTTGAATCAAGGAACAGGAGTGTTGCCTGGTAATACAAGCGGGTTGATGAACACACAAGCCAATGTTCGAAACGGATGGTATCAAGGTGAGTTGTTGTACTGGTCTGACAATCAGACTGGAGGCTCACCAACGAATGCAACAGCATTTCTTCCTCCGAGAAACATTTGGTCACAACGATCAATGAAAGGAATTAGATTCAGTGGTTTAAATACGGCAAACACGTCGTCCACTGGCACAGTTGCGGCGAAATTCAAAATAGTCTATACGGTCGTATACGAATCGTTTCCGGACTCAACAAATGCCTTGACCGCATCTCAGGTGAAAAGGTCACCACCTTTCAATAATTTTGCTTTGGAAACGTATTATCGATTGTCCCAAGCCATGCAAGTCGCATATCCAGTTAGTTGGAATGCCAAGAAACTATTCATGAGTGAGATACAAAGGATGGTCGGTATTATGGTTAATCATATGAAGGCAAAACAATATAGGCCCCTCCCTGCTGCAAAGGCAAAACAGATCAAATCTGTCTTTAAAGGAGGGCAGCCAAAACAACAACAAAAAGCAGCCAAGAAAGCAACTAAGGAACTCAAAGTTGCCAGCAATAATCTTGCCGCT